AAGACTGCATGCTGCTGGACTATGGCGAGAACATGAATCGGCACGGCTGCATAGACACCGCTCGTCCATCGATCCCAAGCAAAGAAGACAAAGAGAAAGAACAAGAAACCAAGATATGGATATGTGATTCGTGCTTGGGCGTCAACGATTCAGATCGTGATACATGCATTGAGTGCGGTGCCTTGAAGCCAGCGCCTATCGAACAGCCAAAGCTGTTTGATGAAGACAAGGATGCGGCATCAACACGCATGGCTGCGAGCGGCTCTGTGTTATCCGATGAACTTCAAGATCCCGTGCAGGTGCATGAGCGAATCAAGAACGTGGAGTGGATTTCAGCTGAGTTAAAAACATCGAAGAATGGCAACGACTATCTCAATGTTATGTTTTTAAGTCCCGGCGACTATTGGCCACAAAACATGCCAATCATGATCGGCATGAAAGGTAAAGCCGGTGCGATGGCAGAGAAAAAGTGGCGGTCACTAACCAACGGCTTCCCGTGCCCAACTAACATTAATCACGCTGTTGATCTGGTGAAACATGTAAAGGTGATGAGCCACATCAAACAAATCACTGTAAGAAAAGAAGGAAGATACTGGAATGTCGTTAGCGTCCATTTTTGATCGGATCGATGAGCAACTAGCGGAGAAAGAAAACCGCTTTCGTGGTCATCTTGGGTTTAGCGGCATTGGTGATGACGATGAATACAGACTGTGGATGGGCTTCCGCTGGTGTTTACCGGCAAGCTTCAGTGGCAGGATGCTGCGGCTGTTCGATCTAGGTAACCGCATCGAGGACCAGGTGGTCGAGAACATTCGCAAAACCGATGTTATCTCCATCGCCTCACATGACAAAGACGGCAACCAGTTTCGCGCATCCTTCTTTGGCGGGCACTTTGCAGGATCTTGTGACGGCCTTCTCAAGGGCGTTCTGCCACCCCCTAGCGAAGAGGTGATCTTGCTGCTGGAGGTCAAGAGCGCCAACGACAAGCGGTTCAAAGAGCTCGTAAAGCTTGAAAGCTACGAAGCCTGGAGTGAAACCTATCGATGGCAGATCCATGCCTACATGGGTGCGCTTGGCCTGACCAAGTGCATGGTGGTTGTAGTCAACAAAAACGACAGCAGCGTGTACACAGAGATCATCGACTTCAATCCACAGGTGTGGGAAAAGGCGCAAGCAAAGGCGCAGCGTATCATCTGCAGTGACGCACCCGACAAGAACACACGCATGTCTGAAAAAGACTGGCGCATGAAGAATGAATCGGAGTTGTATCGCAACATCTACTTTGGTCGCCGCCTGCCTGAGTCGGTCAACTGCAGAAACTGCAAGAACGTGAAGCCACTAACTGAATCAAACGGCGCCGTGTGGTTCTGCAAACGCAAGCAGCAGTCGTTGTCGCTTGACGCACAAAGAGAAGGCTGCAAGGACCACTTGTGGATACCAGAGCTTGTGAATGCTAACCATCTGCCGGGCAAGAGCACAGAGGATTCTGTGGCCTATCAGGTTGGGATCATGGAGTTCTACAACTCAACGTCTGAGGTGACGGGTGAGTATCACTACAGCAGCGTAGAGATGCGTGAACTATCTAAGGCAGACTTTGAAGCTGGCTTGATGATGACCGGCGAGAGCGTGAGGCGTGAGTTTCCTGGCAGCTATCTTGATAATGTTGATGAGCGGAAGATGCCGTTCTAGGCCCACTCTCGTGGGTCTTTGACGATCAGTATCTTGAGGCCGGGGTAGAGGGCTTCGACAAGCTTCTTCTTGAGCGTGAACACTTGAGTGATGATGCCCTTGGTGTCCTCTACCACCACCTCGCCATCGCGCTTGTATCGAAAGTCCGCAACGTATGAACAGATTTTTTTGTCCTCACCCTCAACGGTGATTACGCACGGGAAGTCTACTTGGACTTCAAGATCAGTGATCTCACCAGCCTCTTCATGACGCTTGAGTATCTTGTATCGAGCAGCCTCAAGCTTGGAGTCAAACACGATCCCATCGTATTCAACTCTCTTTGCAAAGTATTTGCTCTTCTTCGGGGCTCGCTTGGGAATCACGTTAGCTTCCGCCTAGTAGCTTCTCTTCTTCTTGTTGGCGTAGGAACTGTGCAGCGCGATTAAACAGCGATGGAAGCTGAGGCGCAACAGGTGGCGTAGGCGCTGCGCTAGGCTGTGCAGGCGCTGTTTGAGGCGCAGGCTGTGGTGGTGGTGCAGGTTGAGCAGCAGCTTCTTGTGCGGCAATCTCTTCCGCTCTAGCTTGCGGTCTAAAAGGAGCTCCTTGGAATTGTCTAAACTCTTGCCTAATCGCTCTTAGATCTAGTGGGTTCGATAACTTGTCCTCATTGCCTCGAAGAGCAATACGGATTGTCTCTTGGCTAGGAAAGAAAGCTTTGAACCTACCAGACATAACCATGCCTAGATACGGTGTCTTAGCTTCTCTTAACGGTTTGATAATATCAGATCTAGAGAGACCTAAAGTTTTAGCGTCTTCTATGGCCATGTTGAGATCACGCAGAGCTTTGAAGCGTTGCTCGTTTGCAGTGATAAATGCTTGTGTTGCCTCTTCAGCATTTACGTTTCCACGGGTTCTTGCCACTTGGTTAAATATACCTGCAGCGTCTCCTACGTTTCTTACGGCTTCACGAGCACGATAGTAGAGCACTCTTTCCATTCTGGGCTTGATGCTTTTCACACCAGTTAGAGCCTCTGTAAATTCCTGCGCTGGATCAAGCCTATACCCCTGCTTGCTAACTCCAAGCTTTGCATCATCAGTAGCGACTGATGCAACTGCTCTAGGAAAATCTCTTAGAGTGAACGAGAGAGAACCAGGGAAAGGTGATGTGGATGTTGTTGTTAGATCTACTGGGCTGGCGCCAGGCATCAATCCATCCACAAAGTGTGCAAAGCCTTTGCCGAACTTCGTTCCTAGCGTATCTGTTTCTCGCCAAATCGGTCTATTGAACGTTGTGTTGTTTCTTAAAATATCTAAAGCTTTTTCTGAAACGATTGACTCGCTCATGAACGGAGAGAAAAACTCTCTAGCCGCTCCACCTTTGCCGAGACTGGCATTAAAAGCTATTGCGGTTAGTTCTTCTTCTTTGGTTATGCCGTTGTTCACAGCATTGAACACTGCAGCAGCTGGACGACCTATGTAGTCGTAAGGATTAGTGTACGAAAAGTTATAGAAGTCTGTGACCTTGCCATCTTTGTCTGTAGCGACAGGTATCAACGTAGAGTTTCTATCCCAATCCGCAGCACCTGATCTCTTATAAGCATTAATTTGCTCTTGATCCGCGCCAGTAAGAATAATTCCAGCCTTTGTTAGCCCCATGGGTATCGCTGCATTGACTGAGATGATGCCAGTCAAACGCTTCATACCTATTTCTCGAAGTTCTGGCGACTCACTTGCTAGTTCTTTGATGCTTCGACCAAGGATGTTTGCGCTGGTTCTGATCATTTCAGCGGGAAAAGCAACGAAGTTTCCAAATGGTGCTTGCCTTAGTCTTTTGATGTACTCAGGCACTCTTGCATAGTTAGGGACTGTATCTTTGACTATCTCAGCAGCTTCTCTCTTCATAGCAGTTTTAAGCTGCTCTGGCGTTAGCTCAGATGGTCTTATGACTGGCCCAAACTCTGTGAAGTTTCTGGGATCAGAAACAGGCAGAGCGGTGTTTGGGTTCTTGGCAAATATTCTTTCAAGACGGCCAAGCTCCATCTCAAAACTGTATGTCTTCCATACATCATCAGAGGCTTGGTAAAGCTTAGCAGCAAAACTGTTTTGAAGGCTTTGCGCTTTCTTGAAAAGCTTGCCAGTGCCCCTAGAACCAAACATGGTTGCTTCGGCTGCGTCGTTAAGCAGTGATTCAAACTCGCCAATCTTGGCGTTGGTGTTGATTACGCCTAGGTCAACAAGCTCATTGTAGTAATCTTGAGCCCCCTTCAAAGTCATGTTGTCTTTACCTGGACCACTCAATCTTTGATTTAAGTTGCTAAAGATTGTTGAAACTGACTTCGAGAGAGCTTGAGAATTACCTACATTGCCGTTTGCAAGAGCGAAGAATCCTGCTGTAGTTGCGTTTCTAATCTGAGTGATGGGGCTATAAACAGTTTTCGCTATTTGAGACAAACCCTTCAAGCCCAAGAAGGTTGAATACAAAGGAAGCTTGTTGCCTAGATTAAAAACATCTGCTGATCCTTCAAGAGCAGCTTTGTAATCATTCTTTATGTACTTTCCAGCGAGTGGGCCAAATCTAGCTTTTTGAGAATCTGTGATCTCACCAAGAGGGTTGCCCGCCTCTGAACCTATTCTTGAGTATTCACCAAGGCGAGCGTTGGGCGGCAACGTGTCAAATATAAATCTGGCGTCACCAAGGCTATCGTTATAATCAATTAGGTTTTTGTAGTACTGAGTCTTTGCAATGTGCTTTGACATCACATCAACGGTCTCCACCATCTTTGTGCGTAGACCGACCTCTTGCTCTCCTACATCTCTAGCTCTAATGCGCTCTGGCCTGAACCTCATGGCGACATCTTTTGCGCCTGTGTACTCTCCTAAAAAGTCTCTTACTGCTGGCAAGTCGTCTAGCTTTCTACCTTTCAACATGCCTTGAGATACACCTTGAAGCGTTGGTATATCTGCCACATCTCTTGGTCTAACTTGAGCGTTGTTAAAGTTCCCTTGAAGCATAGAGTTCAGCAACTCTCTAGCTTGTGTTTCATTAAGCTGAGAGGCTTCATCTAAACCACGGCTTGATTTAACAAGCTCCTCAACAGCGAGTTCTGCCTGCTCAGCTGTTGGAGTGTAGTTAACATCATTCAAAGCACGATAAATTCTCATGCCATAAAAGGTTTCGTTGTTCCCTATGGTCTCAATCAGAGCGTCTTTCGTTTCCTTGCTATGAAGTCCGTCTTTCAGTATGTCTCTTACAGAAGCACTCAACTCGTCAATTTGAGTTCGCAGATCACTCGCCCCATCAAACAGACTTAACTCTTTCCTGTTGCCGAATAAGCTCTTTGGGATGTTCTTGCCAATTATTTGATCGATCTCTTTTAGTTCTTGTGCTGCTCTGTTACGCACAACATCTCTGTTAAGACCGGGCTTCAGCCCACTTGTTTCTGCAAACAAAAAGTTATTTAAGGTATCAAGAACTTGTGACTTGTCTTGATTGTTGAAGAGCCCTGCGTTCTTGTTCACAAAAGAAAGTGCGTTTTCTATCTTTTCTACAGCTTGTCTGGCTCTGGAGTTTTGAGCAGATATCTGTGTCAAACGAAGCGCGTCATATTGAGCAGTGAATCTATCTGGAAGCTCACCTTGCTGACTAAAAAACTTACGCAAAAACTTTTTTGATCGGTTGATGTTTCTGCGTATGAACTCAGGGTCTTCAAGATCAGGCTTTACGCCAACGGCGCTGAATGGTGTTTCAGGATCACGAATTGCTTGTGCAGCAGCTTTGGCAAAGTCAGTTCTACCAACGGCACCGGCTACAGCACCAACAGATTTAGCGCCAAGAGTTGCTATGGCAGGCACACCTAAGACAACAGCAGCGCCCTCTGCACCCACACGAAGTCGATTAGATAGATTTGCTGCAGATAGTTCTGCACCAATTAAATCAGATGTGTCTATCCTTTTGGTTGGACCGGCATCAAAGAAGTCGCCAAGAGTTTCAACATCAGGAGTGGTCGCCGCTATGTCTGCGCCAACACCTGAGAAAAACTCTGTTAGCTTTCCAGCGCCTTTTACAGCCCTAGCTGCGCCGATGTAAGGAACCGCAAACTGCGCAATAAACCTTGCGCCTTTACCTATCTCTGTTTGAGTTTCTGGCTTGTACTTATCAAAGAAGTTTCTGATATTTTGAATATCTTCTTCTTCAGAGCCTAAAAGCTCCATTGGCAGGGTAGTGATGCCTTCTGCGGCACTAACGACACCAGCCTGTATCCCTCTACCAATATCCCCAAAAGGAGATATGTCTTCTTCGCCTAGCTGTGCACCACGCTCAATGGATGGGTTTTCTTTTAAATACTTTCTTGCAGCCTCAACAGCGACATCCTGATCTTCAGTATCGATATTAACAAACCTGCCATCCGGCAAATTTATTCTTATCATGTCCCTACTACGTTGCCTTCTGCATCAATAGTGATTCCAGGTTCGCCACCTGGGCCTCCTATATTAAGCGCCTTAGAAAATTCCTGTATGTCTTCCAATCCTACGGTTCCACTTACTAACGCAGGGCCAAACAAAGATAGAAACTGTTCTACTGAAGTCTCTTCTCCAGACAGCTTGGAAAGTATTTCTTCATCAGATAAATCAGTGTTTTCTTTTAAGAAATTATAGTTACTCATCAAGGCGGTATCTCTATCAGCCTCAAGGGTCTTGTATTGCTCTCTACCGATGATGAAATCACTCAAGGCGTTACGAGGCACGAACCCCTCTGATGGTTGAGCGGCTACTGCAAGTCCGTACTGAGTCGCTGGATCAGAATAAAATTCACGCAACCTTTCATTTGCATCGCGGAACATGTCCATGAAGCTTCTTTCCTTTGCCCCTTCGTCGTCACCAGTCTCTTCGGTAACCACAACATCAGTCGTTGGTGTTGTCGGAGGTGTTGGCGGAGGTGTTGGCTGAGCTCTAAACGACTCAAGCAAAGCGCTCACTTCTGGCGTTGCCATGAATTGGTCGTATTGCTCTCTCGTAATTCTTCCTGCCTCTAAAGCTGCGTTAAGAGCAGCAGAAAGACCTGAACTCAAATAATCTGTGCCAAACGCCAAATCTGCGGCGCCAGCAGTTGCAGCAGCGCCTGCACCTACTTTTCCAGCAGTCTTTAGCCCACGTCCTGTAGCTCTTATTGGACTAATTGCTCTTGATGTTGCCGATGAAACAGCGTCTTTGGCACGAGCGATTCTGCCTGGAGCAGCATCTGCTTCAGGAGCGTCTGTTTTAGGCGCATCTGTTTTAGGTTCGTCAGCTTTTCTAGATGCAGGTTTAGGTTCAGCTCGCTGAGCTTTTGGATCAAAACGTTCGCCTTGTCTTACTACTCTCTGACCCGATTCTCTAGGGGCGACATTTGTTCCCATAATGTCTCTTTCACCCATAGCTCTCGGCCCTGGCTTTGGCGTAGCTATATCGGCTTCAGTCATTTTTGTGGGTCTTCTTGCTCTGAGTGCGCGAATACCCTGAAGCCCAGTCTTACCGACTCTGAGGGCAGGAATCGCTGTTAAAAGAGCTATAGCAATTTGTGATTCAGGGTTGTTCTCTATTATTTCAAGCGCCTCTTCTGGAGTTATATTGGATATTTCATCCAGAATTTGAGGATCAATGAAATCTTGAGTATTGCTCAAGTAGTCGTATGGATTAAGGCCTCTAATTGATTCGGCTAAGTCACCAACGAAATCACCCTCCGCATACCCACGAATCGGTGCAATGCCCGCCATGATGCCACCACCTTCACGCATCTGTGGTGTTTGGAACATTGGCCTATTCATGATTTCGTTGTACATCATGCCACCTTGACTCATCGCGTTTGCTTCTGACAGCGCAATCGCTATCGCTTGCTTTGGATTTGTTACCTTTTTACCCGAACCACCAGACTTAAGAGTTCCCTCTTTGAACTCTCCCATGACCTTGCTGATCTTTTTCTCACGCTTGGTCTTTCTCATTAGCTTGCAGCGCCTGCGCCTCCACTCGTAAATGGAGTCAAGAAACTAAGACCAGAGGCAACTCTAGTGAACGGATTTGGTTTTTGATAAGCGCCTATACCTGCTTGTCCTGTTTGGAAACCACTAGAGAATGTGGGCATGAAAGGCTGACCTTGCCCAAGAACTTGGAATCCTCTCTGCAAGCGCATGAATGGCTCATCGGCTAGCTGAGTCGCAGCTTTATATTGAGCGCCAAACCCTCGATCCTGTATGCCTCTGCCGATTCCACCAAGGTCAGACAGTGTTCCAATCTGGCCCCTCAACATATCAAAGCCTTGTTGACCCAAACCGGCTATGCCAGCAGCACCGGCACGAGCTCCTTGTTGGCCAGCCTGGAATGCACTCAAGGCATCGCCAAACGCACCGCGAGATAGCCTATCCAGACCACCTGCCGCCCCAGCGATTCTGCCCATTCTGTCGCTAAATATGCCAGAGCCTAGCTGCTGCCCTGCTTGGAACTGTCTTCCTATATCTGCACCGATACCAGCGCGTTGTGCCGCCAAGGAACCAAGCCCTTGTGCGCCTGACAACCCAAGTTGACCAGCCTGTTGTGCTGCGCTCAGAGCAGTCTGAGCACCTGCCTGACCAAGCTGGCCTGTAAGTTGAGCAGCTTGCTGTCTGCGAGCTTGTGCTTGTTCAAACGCTTGTTGTGCTGCTTGTCTTGCTTGCTGAAATCCTTGTGATCGTAGTTCTGCGCCTGTTTTAGCTTGTTGCTGCAGGACGTTACGACCAATCTCTGCTTGTGCTATAGCGCCACGAGAGCCGCCAAACGCGCCAGAGCGCACGGCTTGGTCACGCGCAGCTATCTTTTGCTGCTCGCCTAACCTTGCAATCTCTGCTTGTTGAGCATCAATCACGCTTTGAGTAAAGGGGTCCATGAAGCCGCCGATGCCAGATGGATCAAACTGCCCGCCTGTGCCACGAAGGCCAGCTATACCTCGCAAAGCTGTGCCGACACCCATGCGTCCTGCTCTTTCAAGTCCTCTTGTGGATTCACCGACAACGCCTGGTATCATGCTTTGAGCGCCACGAATGTCGCCAGCAGCGCCAGTCTGTATGCCTCTAGCTTGCTGATCTATAAACTGTTGACCCATGCGCGGGTCAAAGGCGCCTATGCTTTGCTCGTATAGTTGTCTGGCACGAGGGTCTGCAAAAGCACCTGCAGATCGAGGGTCAAAACCACGAGCAGATTGTCTGAATAAATTTTGAGCTTCTGTTAGTTGCTGACCAAAGCCACCAAGACCACCGGCTAGGTTACGAGCTTGCACTTCTAGTGGTGAAAGACCAGCCACCTGTTGAACCGGCACAGGTATTTGTTGAGATATCAACCCATATTCAGGATTAAAATATAAATCCTGAAGTTGTCTTGCCGCTAACTCTTGTGCTGGATCAGCAGAGGTAAACTGAACCCCAGGCTGAACGACCGGGATAGATTCATCGTATGTTTTTGTCTTGCTGCCTTTGGCGGCGCCAATTGCTTGAACACCTCCAATGATTGCCGGGAGATATTGTAAGACCATTACGCTTTCCTCATGGCTTGTTCGCCGGCTCGCTGTAACGCATACATCATGCGAGCACCCTCTCTGCGTTGCTCAGCCTTGGTCTTACCAGCGCCTTTCAAACGACCAATACCTCTGACCGCTTTTGCGTTAACAACAAATTCGCCATCACTAAGCATCGCAGGGATATCATCAGATGTTTCAGTGCCTGGGCCAGAGATAGGGCCATTCATGCGAGGGAAGTCAACGTCACCGCCTTCAGAAAATCCACCGTATGTAGGCTGAAAGCCAGGATCACCAGCGGGCTTTGTTCCCATTCCAGAACTAGACTTGCCTTGAAGCATGTTTATAAGTTCGATCAACTCTTCGCGAGTCATCGTCTTTGGGTCTTTTTTCAAAAGACTTTTCTTTGTTTCTGCTTTCGCTTGGTTGGCACGGTAATTTTCCATTCCTTTCTCTAAGAGACTGCCGATACCTTGAGTGGCACTTCTAACGCCTGAACCTATTCCGCCAATCAAACCACCGATACCTTCTCCGATACCAGTCCCTATACCGCCAAGCACGTTACCGATGCCTTGTCCAAACTGACTAAGTAGCCCGCCTTGCTGCATAGCGACAGGAGATAAAGAAGCTATTCCGCCTTCCGATGCATAAGCTGGTCTTATCTGATCACTTATGTAATCCTCAAAAGTTTCATATGGATCTAACCCTCTTTCTTCTCTTTCTTTATTTATTTCAGCTAAAATTTCTAAAGCTTCAGGGTTAGAAAAAATATCCCCTTCCATCACTGGGTCAGAGCCTGGTGATGGAGTAGGTGTAGGCATAGGTGATGGTGTAGGGATTGGCGTCGGCTGACCAAAACTAAAGCCAGAGGGCATGGTGGCAGCCATTAACTGGCCGCCAAAATTTGGTGCGGCCATGGGGTAGTTAGCGAATTGAGTCCCTGGAGCTCTTTGATATTGAAAAGATCCAGCTAACTGGTTTTGAACGTCGGGTGGTATAAAGCTGGTAGACCCAGCGAATCTGGGATCTATTTGCTGCAGCTGTGTTAAGGGAAACTGCCTGAATAGGTTAGGATCTCTTATGACCTGACCAGTAACAGTTCTTAAATCTGAGCCTAGTTGTTCTCGACTTACCATTTAACACTTCCACCTACGTCTAGCTTGTCGTAGCCTTGAGTTTGGATCTTTTGCAGCCTTGGGAAACTTCTTCATCTGCCCAGCAGATCGAGCACAAAAAGACTTTCTACGCTTCGCACGCTTCCCTTTAGGGTTATCCTCCGTCACCGCTGTCTGGAGTTTACTACCAGGATTTGCCCTACGATAGGCTTTTACACCTGCTTCTGTCATACCTGCGCCCTTTTCTGTTGGGCGAAAGTTCTTCTTGTTACGCTTCGGCATCTTGTCGCGCTTGCGTTTGCGCACTGCGCCACCGTTTGAAAACTCCTCGGCATAACGTTTAAACATTACGAATACCTTGTTTTCTTGCGTCGATCAGACATGACGGCACCACAACCCCTATGGTTACGACGGACTTCGCCGCCAGAAGCCTTTTTGATGATTGTTTTTACATTAGTAGGCTTTCCACCCACACCTTGTGGCTTGGCACGCTTTCGACGCACTGCACTACGCCGTTCAGCCTCAGTCATTTGTTTTGCTTTTGCCCTGGGCACGCACTTAGGATACTTACGCTTTGAGCCTTTTACTTTGGCACGGCCACAGGCTTGGAACTTACCGTCTTTCTTTGGTGCTCCAATATCTACCCAGTCGCCCTTTGGGCCTTTGCCAAACCACTCTGTTAGACTCATCGTTCTTTCAACAGCTTCTTATATTTGTGTACTCTGTTTCGCGCTCTTCTTTCTAAATCTTTGTCTTTCTCTCTCAAAGCTTTGCTCACATCGCGCCTAGCCTTCATAAGATTTTTGATAAGACTGTCTTTCTTTGGCCCCTCTGGCAGAGGAGAGGTCTTATACTTCTTGCCATCTACGACAATAAAACGATTGTTTCTCATTTCTTCTTCTGAGAGTCAATAAACTGCCGGTATACTTTTGCTGCGCCAGTCTTTTTGGCCACCCTTGCTCTTTGCTCCATGGCAACTGCTGCCTGTATCTTGTGAGCGTGAGTGCGACCAGATCTTCTTATCTTGGCAACACTCGCTTTTGCATCAGCTATGGTCGCAAACTTTAAACCAGTGATAGTGCCCTTTGGATTCTCATCGGTGTAAAGGTCGCTATGCTTTCTGCTTCTAGCAGGCTGACCCTTCTTCCTTGGTATCCTAGGGTTGCTTCTCATCGATCTATCAGTCTAGCTCTTCTTGCTATAAAGCCCCCACCCCTCACGTTCCTAATCTTCTTCGCGGCGGAAGATGTACCACTGCTTTTAGGTTTTGGCCCTCTGAAGTCTTTACGCTTCAAGCCAGATGGGTCTTTGATTTTGCCTGCACAAATCTTGCTGGCATAGGCATTTGCGTAAGCTGATGGATATACCTTGAACTTGCGCTTAGCTGCTGCTTTACCTCTAGGGCATAGTTTTGTCATGAACCTACACTCACTACTATGTTTCCGTTAGTGATCACTTGTACTGATCCAACGCTTGCAGTTGCTTCAAGCGGGTCAGTTGTAAATGGCAACGGCTCAGATAAGCTTATCCAGTTGTTACCATCGTACACCTGCAACACGTTTATCGATGTGTTCCAGATCAAGTCGCCTCTGTTAAACTTTAACTCATCTCGCTCTTTTCTGGTAAACAAAGGTGTCGAGTCTGGATCAAGAGAATCAAGGCTCAACTCCAGTAAACGCACTGTTCTGTTGAACGTGCCGCCATCGACCATTTGGCCATTTTGAACAAAAGGCAAACGGCCTTGTAATACTTTGCTCATCGCCTGCCGTTTGGTTGCACATCTATACGAGTGCCGCCAATCCTGAAGCCAAGCCCTAGTCGAACACCTGTTTCACCATCATCGTCTGATTCAAAGCGCACAACTGCTTGTCTGCCACGAGCTCGTGCATCTATCTTTGTTGTGCTTGCTGTAAAAGCGGTGGTCTGATCTGTGGTCAGAGAGTCACCAGGGAAGTTTCTTGCTTTGATTACAAAGTTCATGGCTTGAGTTGCACCACCATCGCCTGTGAACTTAACGTCTGGTATGCACCTGCGTATAAACTGAAACTCTTCTCCATCACCCAGGTCAAAGTCGGCGCTTTCGATAAACACGTTATCCATGGGTGAGCCATCGTTATCAAACCCGGTTTCATGAGAATAAACGTAGTTCCTGGTGCCGTCGTTGCCTGTTGCACGAGGGAAGCTTTCAAGGCCCTCATCAAGCCAAGCTGTTCTAGAGAGATTGCCTATGGCCCATGTTTGTTCGACATAGTTGTAGGTGACATATCGATCAATGACGGTGTTTGTGCCAGAACAATAGAACCAACCAACCTCATCAAACTGCTTGTTTAAGAAACCAAACACCTGAAACGCCTGGCCTTCGTTAAAATCATCAAACACATAAGATCTAACGCTGCATGGCACTGGTTGAACGGCGCCCTGGTACGAATAGAAACCTTTCTTGTCCATCCAATACACGCCAGCCGGAGTGTTGATGGGAGCGTTTGGTCCGATAAGGCTCACGCCTTCGTTGATCAGGTTCAAACCAAAGGTAAGAGGCGCCCCAATAAACTGTAAGCTGTAGAGCGCAACGTCAGTCCATATCAGCGTTTCTTGTCTAGCCCGCAAACCACCAATGATTTGTGAGCCTGCAGAGCATCGTAAAGAACCGGCTGTGTTTGTGGCTGTTGGAAACCACTC